GCAACCCCCACGCCTCCGGCCCCCACGCCGGCCCCTGCGCCGGCACCCGTGGCCACCGTGACGCGCTCCGATGCTTCGGAGATCGCGAAGCTCTGCGTCGAGGGTGGCGTTCCGGCGATGGCCTCGACCCTCCTCGCCGAGGGTGTCACCGTAGCCCAGGCCAAGGAGCGCATCGGCGCCGCTGGCGAGGTGAAGAACCTCGTGGCGCTCGCTCGGCGCAAGGATCCGACGATCCCCGCCGACCTCGACGTCACGATGCTGGCCGATGGCAAGACCGTCGAGCAGGCGCGCGCCGCGCTCTTCGACAAGCTCGTCGCCGGCGAAGAGCGGACGTCGATCTCCTCCCACGTCCCCGCCGCCATCCCGGCCGGCCCCACCGCATCCGCCAACAGCATGGAGCGTGAGCTCAAGCGTGCTGGCCTGAAGAAGGACGCCTGATCATGGCCCTGCTCGAAACCGCTCAGGTTGGCTCCGACTGGCTCAAGGTCGAAGACGCCAGCTACCGCAGCCGCGATACCGCCATCATCGCCTCCGGCGCTGGGAAGCTGAAGACCGGAACCGTGCTCGCCCTGGTGACCGCCACCGGCAAGTACGTCCCGGCCGCCGCCACTGGATCGGACGGATCGCAGACCGCGAACGCCGTACTCTTCACCGCCGTCGACGCCACCAGCGCCGACCAGAAGGCCGTGATCGTCTCGCGACATGCCGTCGTGAGCCACAACGGCCTGACCTACGGCCCCACCATCAACGATGCGGCGAAGCGCGCAGCGGCCAACGGCCAGCTGAAGGCGGCGGGCATCATCGTGCGCGAAGGAGCGTAAGCCGATGCCCATCCTCGACATCTTCAATCAGGACGCGTTCTCGGCGTCTTCCCTGACCGGCAGCATCTCCATGGTGCCGAACGCCTACGGCCGCATCAATCAGCTCGGCATCTTCACCCCCGAGCCGATCGCGACCACGTCCGTCATCGTCCTCATCGAGAACGGCGTGCTCAACCTGCTGCCGACCCGTCCGCGCGGTGGTCCGGCCTCGCTCGGCACTCGCGGGAAGCAGAAGCCCGTGTCGTTCGTGGTTCCGCACATCCCGCACGAGGACAGCGTTCTCTCTACGGACGTCCAGAACATGCTGGCGCTGTCGACCGATGGGAACATCCAACTCGAAAACGTGCTGGGCTTTCTGAACCGGAAGCTGATCACGATGCGTCGCAAGCACGCGATCACGCTGGAGAACCTGCGCATGGGTGCCGTAAAAGGCATCATCCGCGACTCCGACGGCACCGTGCTCCTCAACCTGTTCACCGCCTTCGGCGTCACCGAACAGGTGGTCGACTTCCTGCTCGGCACCGCCGGCACCGACGTGCTCGGCAAGTGCCAAGACGTCACCGCCTACATGGAGGACAACCTCCTCGGCGAGACGATGACGGGCGTGCATGCACTGTGCTCTCCGGAGTGGTTCCGGAAGTTCACCACGCACGCCAGCGTGAAGGAGGCCTTCAAGTACTACCAGTCGGGGCCGCAGATCCTCCGCGAGGACGTCCGCAAGGGCTTCACCTTTGGCGGCATCACGTTCGAGGAGTACCGCGGCAGCGCGTCCTTCATGCAGGAGGACGGCACCACCAGCGTGCCACAGCGCTTCATCCCGGCCGGCGACGTGCGGTTCATCCCGCTCGGCACCACCGACACCTTCACCAACTTCTGGGCTCCGCCGGATTTCTGGGGAAGCGTCAACCAGGCCCCGAATGGCGCCGACTCCGAGGTGTTCGTGGCCCCGCTCTAGCCGAAGAAGTTCGGCAAGGGCATGGACATCCACACCGAGTCCAACCCGCTCCCGCTCGTGAAGCGCCCCGCGCTGCTCGTGCGCGGCACCACCTCGAACTGACGGAGGGCGTCATGCGACTGCGCGAAAAGGGCAAGAAGGACGTCGTCACCCTGGGCTGGGACGAGGCTCAGGCCGCGCTCCAGGCCGGCACGCACGAGGTCGTCAACGACGACGACACCGGCGGTGCCATCTCCGGCGAGCAGGGCCCCGAGCCGGACGGCAACGATGACGGTCTCGACGGCAAGTCGAAGGCCGATCTCGAAGCTCTCGCCAAGGAGAAGGGCGTCGACATCTCGGCGGCCCGGACCAAGGCCGACATCATCACGGCGCTGCGCGCGGCGTGATGGACGCGTTCGCAATGGGCGTCGATGCCATCTTCGACGACCCGAACCTTGCGATCGACGCGATCTGGCGCGCGGGCGACGGCTCCGATGGGGTCTCCGTCCGCGTGATCAGGAAGACGCCCGAGGCCGTCGTCGGTCTCGCCGGCAACCAGTTCGACCTCGACGCTATGCTGATCGACATCCGGCTCTCCGAGGTCGCTGTGCCGGCGAAGGGGGATGCGATCGACCTCCTCGATGACGATGGCGAACTCACCGAGACGCTGCTCGTCATCGGCATGGGCAAGATCGACACCCGGCGGCTGGTCCGCACCTGCGAGGTGTCGGCCGTTCAGCCAGACGACCCGGACGAGGACCCGGACGAGCCGTGAGATACCGCGCCACCGTCCCCGATATCCGCCAAGCGCTGTCCGGCGCGGAGGTCCAGATCGCCAAGTCGGTCACGACGGCGATGAAGCAGGTCACCGACGGCCTGAAACAGGATCTGCGCGCCGACGTCACGGAGGCGGGCCTCGGCCAGCGCCTCGCCAACACCTGGCGCGGCCAGACCTTCCCGAAGGCCGGTGAGAGCGTCGACGCCGCTGCCTATGTCAGCACGAACGCCCCGAAGCTCATCGACGCCTTCGACCGCGGCGCGACCATCGTCGCCAACGGTCGGAAATACCTCGCCATTCCGACGCCCGATGCCGGTGTCCGCCAGATCTCGAAGCGCCGCACGAAGGGCTCGACCGACAACACCCTGAGCCCGGCATCCTGGGAGCGGGAGACCGGCGTCAAGCTGCGCTTCATCCCGACCCGCACCGGCGGCGTGCTCGTCTCCGACGCCTTCTACCGGCGCCAGGCGCGACGCTACCAGGGCCGCAAGTCCTTCCGCCCCATCAGGGAGACCGGGCCCGACAAGGGGCGCCAGTTCGTCGTCATCTTCATCCTGGTCAAGCAGGTGAAGCTGCGGAAGCGCTTCGACATCGATGCCACTGCTAAGCGCTGGGCCGATCGGATCCCGAGCGCCATCGCTGCCAACTGGCAGGACTGAGACCTGCCGAACCACGGAGGGGAACGCGATGTTGCGACGTGTCGCTCTGTCGATCCTTGCCTTGGCCGTCCTGTTCGGCGGCGCTTCGGCTGAGGCACCGCCGCCGATCGCGCCTGGCGCCCCGGTCAGCGTCACCCTTCAGCCGGTGGCGGTCTACGACAAGGACGGGAGGCTCGCGGGTTCACCCGAATCTCCGATGACCGTCCTGACTACCCCGTTCGTCCGGTCCGGCACGGGCGACCCGATCATTTTCACCGGCATCACGACCACGGCGAAGCAATTCGCCATCACCAAGCCGGCGGACGCCACCTCCTACCGTTTCGTGAACCCGTGCAACGTGGATGTCCGCATCCGCAGGGTCTCCAGCATGTCGGAGAGCGTGACGCTGACCACCGGCACCCGGTTCCTCGCGCGCTCGTCCGAGACACTGGGCACGAGCCAGCCGGCGTTCGTCTCCTTGATCGCGACCGCTGCGCCGACCGGCGAGTGCGCTCCTGAACTCCAATATGGGCGAGGCGGCTGATGCGTGTCCTCTGGATCCTCGCCTACCTGTCCATCGGACTGATCTCTCCGGCCGAGAGCAACCTCCGCGCCGCCAGTCCCATGATGGGCGATGGGGTGCCGCGCACCGGACCAGCTGGCCCCCAGGGCGATCCCGGCGCGGTTGGGCCGCAGGGTAATCCTGGCCCGTCGGGCGTTGCCGGTCCAAAGGGAGATGCAGGAAATGCCGGACAAAAAGGCGACACAGGTACTCCGGGCGCAGCGGGTGCTGCTGGCCCCGCGGGTGCCACCGGGGGAGCAGGCCCGCAGGGTCCGGCTGGAGTCGCAGGCCCGAAAGGCGACGCTGGCGCTGCGGGACAGCCGGGAGCCGCGGGACTAAAGGGCGACACGGGCGCGACCGGCGCCGCCGGTTCTCAGGGTCCGGCAGGGGCCGCTGGCTCCGCCGGCGCCCCGAAGCGCGTCGAGCGCTACACGGCGACGTCCAGCACGAACCTGACCGCCCCCGTCGCCACCTTCACGTGGCCGCCATGCACCTCAGCGCCCGACGTCGACATCATCCCCACATGGTCCGGCAATCAGATGATCGTCGGCGGCGTGACGGCTCAGACCCTGTCCGGCGCCACCGTCGCGGTGAAGCGCTCGAAGGGTACGCTGCTTCTCACGGACGGACCCTTCGAGCCCGCACCGTCGACAGCCGTCACCATCCGCCTCATCTGCAACTAGGCGGGCCACATGCCGAGCAAGCGCGAACAGGTGATCCAGGCCGTCGCAGCGCTGGTGAAGGCCGCTCTGCCGAAGGCGGCCCACTACCGCAACGAGGTCAAGCAACAGACGATTCCGGCCGGCGGCTACGCCAACGTCGATGACGGCGACCCGGGCGAGCCCGACGTGACGCTGAACCCGACCATCTGGATCTACGAGCACGAGATCCCGCTCGAGTTCGCCGCCAACGCGACCGCCACCGTCTCCGCCGAGGTGCGCCTCGACCGCATGCTGCAGGCTGTCGGCGCGGCCGTCGCCGCAGACCGGACGCTCGGCGGCCTCTGCGACTACGTGATGGTCCAGGCGGCCGTCACCGAACCCCTTACCGCTGACGGCGCGCCCGTCTCCCGGTCCGCCCTGGTCGGCCTCATCGCCGTCTACGGCACCACCGATCCCCTGAACTGAACCGAGGAGACGACCATGGCCCGCGCCAGAGGTGCGAACGCGATCATGACCGCCGCGTTCGAGACGACCTACGGAACCCCGCCCACGACCGGCTACCGCAAGCTGCCGTTCGTCTCGTCGAACCTCGGCGAGGAGCAGGGTCTGATCGCGGACGACCTGCTCGGCTACGGCCGCGAGTCTCTGCCGCCGACGCGCGACGTCATCAACAACGACGGCGACGTCGTCGTGCCGATCGACCTGCGCAACTTCGGCAACTGGCTGCGCCTTTACTTCGGCTTGCCGGTCACGACGGCCGCCGGCGCGGTCAACACGCACGTGTTCTCCTCCGGCGCGCGTGACCTGCCCTCGGCGACTATCGAGGTCGGCCTTCCCGAGGTGCCGAGCTACGGCCAGAACTTCGGCGTCCGCGGCAATACCATGCGCGTCCAGATGCAGCGCTCCGGCCTGCTGACGGCGACGCTCGGCCTCATCGCGCAGGGTGAGAACAAGCTCCTCGCTTCCGGCGCCGGCACGCCGCTCGAAGCCTCCGTGGAGCGCTTCTCGCCGTTCCAGGGCAGCATCACCCGCGGCGGCGTCGCACTGGCCTCCGTCGTCTCCGCCGAGTTCGCCTACTCGAACAACCTCGACAAGGTGGAGGTCATCCGGAACGACGGTCGCATCGAGGACTCCGACCCCGGCATGGTCACCATGACCGGATCGATCGTGACCCGGTTCGCGAACACCGTCCTTCTCGACCAGGCCACGTCCGGCGCGCCGGTGGAGCTGACCTTCGGCTGGGTCACGGACGCAGGCCGGTCGCTCGTGTTCAAGGCGCACGCCGTCTACCTGCCGCGGGCGAAGACCCCCGTCACCGGCCCCGCGGGCGTCCAGGCCACCTTCGCGTTCCAGGCGGCCAAGGACATGACGCTCGGCAAGTCCGTCACCGCGACGCTGGTCAACAACGTCACCGCCTACACCGGCTGACGCTGCCTCGCCCCGATTCCTCTCGCGCCTCTGGTCAGTCCCACATGCTGAAGCTGAAACCCGCCGCCACCGACCTCGCGTGGCTCGACCTGCTTCCCGGCGTTCGCGTCCAGGTCAAGCCGATCTCCATTGCCGATATGCTCCTCACTCGCGACGAGGTGATCAAGGTCTATCGGGAGGACGAGACCGAGGACACCTCAGCGCTGGCGGATATCGCGATCACGCGCACGCTCGGCCGTCGCGGGATCAAGGCATGGGAGGGCGTCGGTGATACCGCCGGCGAGCCCGCCCCCGTCACGCCCGAGAACATCGACCTCCTGTTGGAGAACTTCGACGCCTACGACGCTCTCCACCGCCTCTACGTCGTCCCCGCCATGCAGAGGGACCAGGAAAAAAACGTCTCATCGAGCGCGCCCGGTGGCACTTCGGAGGAGGCGCCGCCTATTGCGCCGCCTGCGTCGGAACCTGCGCCGAATGCGAGTACCTGACCCACGCACCTCAGACCGATGAAGGCGTGATCGCCTGGGCGGTCATCGAGCGGTGCGGCGGGCAGGTCCGCGCCGGGTTCGGGGCTCCCTATGCCCTCGATTTCACCGCGATCCTGATGATGGCCGGTGCCATGGGCGCCGACAATCCGCTCCTCGCGGACATCCTGCCATTCGTCGAACCCGTGATCGTCCAAGCGTACAGGGAGGCGGCTGACAATGGCGAATAGCGTAGCAATCCGCCTCGGCGTCGAGGGGCAAGCCGACGTCAAGCGGGCCTTCGACGATGCGGGTCGCGCCGGGCAGGATGCGTTCCGCGGCGTTGCGACCGCGCTGGACGCCGCAGGCGCAGCCAGCGACCGGCAGATCGCCAAGTTCAGGACCCTCGCGCAGGCGGGCCGGGATGCCGCTGCCAAGGAGCAGGCCCAGGCGAACGTCAACTCCATCCTCGGCGTCCGACCGGCTCAGACCGGTGCCGCGCGGGATTCGGCCAGCGTCTTCGAGATGCAGGCCCGTGCCAGCGAGGAGGCCGCGCGTCGCGCCGAGGTGCTCGGCCGCGAGATGGAGACGCTTCGGTCTCGGTTCGATCCGTTGGGTGCGGCGGCCGCCCGCTATCAGCAGGCTCTTGCCGATGTTGCCCGCGCGGAGGACATCGGTGCGATCTCCTCGGAGTCCGCAGCGACAGCCCGTCTAAAGGAGCTCCGCAGCTACGACGACGCCACCTCCAAGATCCTGAACATGGCGGCCGCGCAGAAGGCGGCCGCACAGGTCGCCGTCAACCGGCAGACCGTCGTTCCCGACCGTGGCGCCGACATCGCCGCCTACGGCACGGAGATGGACCGCCTGCGGGCCAAGTATTCGCCTCTGTTCGCCGTCCAGCGCGAGTACGTGGCGCAGCTGACCGAGATCCGGAACGCCGTGAAGGCCGGCGCCCTGACGCAGGTCGAGGGCTCGTCCGCGCTGCAGCGGACCAAGGACACCTTCGCCAAGCAGGTCACGGATCTCCGGGCGAAGAGCGGCGGTGGTCTGACGGGCTCGCAGGCGCAGAGCCTCGGATACCAGGTCAGCGACGTCGTCTCCTCGCTCGGAAGCGGCTCAAGCGTCACACAAGTGGCATTCCAGCAGGTGCCGCAGATCGCGCAGATCTTCTCCGGCCCGGGCGGCGCCAGCATCAAGGGGGCGGTGACCCAGGCAAGCGAGGCCGTGACGGGCTTCGTCTCGCGTATCGGCATCCTCGGCGGTGCGGTCGGAGGCTTCTCCGCCATCGCGCTCCTCGGCGTCGCCGCCTTCTTCTCCTATGAGAGCAGCGCAAAGGCTCTCGACAAGGCGCTTTCGGGCGTCGGCCGCGCATCCGGCGCAACGGCTGCGCAGATCGCGGCGCTCGCGCCCGCCGCTGCGGCAGCCGGGGGCGTCTCGGTGCGGACCGCCCGCGAACTGGCCGGCGAATACGCCGCCACGGGCAAGATCGGCACGGCGATGTACGCCTCCCTCATCGGGACGGCGAAGGATTACGCCGCCTCGACGGGGCAAGACCTCGCTGACGCCAATAAGACCCTGGCGGCTGCGTTTGCCGACCCGGCGAAGGGCGCCGAGACGCTCAATGCGCAGCTCGGCTTTCTCAACAGCACCACGAAGGAGAACATCGAGCGACTCCAGGCTCAGGGTGACCGCCTCGGCGCGCAGCGGGCGCTGTTCGACGCCTATAAGGGCAGCCTGACCAGCGCGACCGAACTGACGTCCGGCTGGGGCCGCATGATGTCGGCCACCGGCACCGTAATCTCTGATATCTGGGACCGGATCGGCCAAGCCATCGACCGAAGCGTCACCGGTGGAACGCTCGAAGACCAGATCGCGACCGCGCAGCGGAACCTGGATCTGGCTCGAACGGCTCAGACCAGCCGAGTGGGCGCATTCCGCAGCGGGATCTCCGGCAAAGGCGTTCCGGATGCTGAGGCCGATCTCAAACGCCTGAACGACCTGCTCGACGAGCGCAACAAGAGGCTGGATCGGGCACAGGTCGCTCAGCGCAATCTCGAGATTGGCGGCCTTATTCAGTCGCTACTGCCTGCGCAGCAGGATCTGCAGCGCGTGGAAGACAAGGTGACCCGTCTTCGGGCCGCCATCATGCAGCCGGTCAAGTTCGGCCTCGACCAGCGGGCGCTTGCGGAAGCCGAGGGCGCGTTCGAGCGCCTCCGCCTTATGGCCCGGAACACGCGTGAGGACGTCGAGAAGTTCGGCGACACCGCGATTGCTGCAGCCAACCGGCAGGCCGAGTTCCGGAACAAGCTCGCGACCGACGACACCAATCCGGTGGATCGGCAAATCGCTGAACTCCGCTCTCAGTTCGAGATCGAGCTCCGCAAGCGAAACATTGACCCGGCGGCGACCCGTGAAAGCATCTCCAAGCCCTTCAACGATCGTCTCAACGATCCCTACCTCGATTCGCGGGAGCTTTCCGCCATCGCTGCGGCACGCGATGTGGCGCTACGCGCGATCACCGAGCGAGAGGGCCTGACCAAGACCCTCAACACCGAGATCGACACGATCAAGAAGGAGACCGAGACCCGCGCCACCCGCGCCCAGAACGTCAACTCGTACATGGATCGGGTGATCGGCGTGGAGAGCGCCGGCAAGACGGATGCGAAGAATCCACGCTCGACCGCGACCGGCCTCGGCCAGTTCCTTGAGGATACCTGGCTCCCGCTGTTCAAGAAGCAGTTCCCCGAGCGCGCCGCCGGCATGTCGGACCGCGAGATCCTTGGACGCCGGACGGATCGCGACGACAGCATCGCGGTGCTGCGCCTCTTCACCGAGCAGAACTCGCGTTTCCTCGAGAAAGAGCAGATCGCCACCACCGACCGCAACCTCTACCTCGCGCACTTCGCAGGCGCACAGGGCGCGGTAGACCTTTTGAAAGCCGATCGTGGCGCGAGCGCGGAATCGATCCTCGGTCGCAAGGCGGCTATTGCCAATCCGACGATCGTCGGGGGCGGGCGCACGGCCGGCGACGTCATCGATTACGCCGGCCGTGTAATCAACAAAGGAGCGCCGTCCGTCCGCGCTGCGGACCGCGAGGTGGCAAGCCTTCGAACGCAGATCACCCTGACGGATCAGACCACCGAGGCGGAGGCGCGTCGGCAGAAGATCCAGGAACTGTTGAACGACGACCTGCAACGCGGCGGGCAACTCGGGCGTACCTTCGCGACCGCACAGGACCTCATCAAGGCATCGGCGTCGCAGGTGACGCCCGAAATGGAGGCCCAGAAAAAGGTCTTCATCGAGACGGCCGACGCCTACGCCAAGGCGCAGGCCGGGTTGGACAACAGCAAGCTCGGACGGGACATCCTTTTCGACCGCTCCCAGATCGAGCGCAGTCCGCAGGAACAGGCCATTGCCTCCCGCCTCCGTGGGACGGGTCTGGGGCTGGATTCGGCCGAGGCGGATGCCCTGCGCCTGAACGACAACCTTCGGCAGACGAAGGAGCTCGCCGGCGGCGTCTTCGGCGGCATGCTGTCCGACCTGCGCCAGGGCGTCAGCACGGCAACCCTGTTGGGCAACGTCACCAACCGGATCGCCGACAAGTTCCTCAGCATGGGCTCCGAGTGGGCTATCTCGAAGCTGTTCGCCGGCAGCGGCAAGGACGGAGCGGGCGGCTTCCTCGCCTCCATCATGGCGATGGTCGGCGGCAAGGCCGGGGGCTACGTGCCCGGCTACGCCACCGGCAAGGTGCCTTTCCTATCCCGTGATGGCGTGGTGAACGGCCCTGGCACGCCGACCTCGGACAGCATGCTCGTTCGGATCTCCGACAAGGAGGCAATCATCCGCGCGGCGTCGGTCCAGCGGTACGGCTCCGAGCTCATCCGCTCCATCAACGAGGGGACCTTCGGGTCCACGTCGAATGAGAACGTTCCACGCCACGCGATGGGACGAACCCCGTTCACGGTGCCGAGCGCGGCAGCGGCGGGCCCGGCCAACTCGAGCGGCCCGCAGCCCGTCGACCTGAGGATCATCAACCAGTTCGAGGACGCCCGGGTCGAGAAGCGCCAGGTCCCCGACGGTCGCGGCGGCCAGCGGGATGAGATCGTCATCCGTGAGGCGTTCGTCCGGGGCGCGAGCACCCGCCAGGGACAGCAGGCCATGAACCAGCCGAGGGTCGCCACTCGATGATTCCAGTCTGGCCCGCATCGCTTCCTCAGCGCGCCCTCGCCGAGGGGTTCAACGAGGGCTTCCGCGAGGGCCGGTTGCAGACCGCGCCCGAGCGGGGCGTCCCGAAGCTGCGCCGCGGCTCGTCGGCCGTCGGCAAGCCGATCCTGCAATCGATCAAGATCGACGCCGAGCAGTTCACCACCCTCGAACGCTTCTGGGAGGTAGATACCGGCGGTGGTGTCCGTCCGTTCTGGTTCCCCGACCAGACCCGCGGCGGCATCCCGATCCTAACGACCGCCGGCGAGCCGATCCTGACGCCCTACGGTGCTGCGCTGCTGAACGCGAAGTGGTGGCTGGTCCAGTTCGGCGGCACCGCTCCCAGCGCCGGGACGCGCTCTCGCGGCATGTCCTACGTCGTCCCTGTCCCGATGACGGTGCTGTACTCATGGGCCGCCTGATCTCGCTGAACGCCCGCCAGGCGATGAACGCCTCGGCGACCGACGACGGGCCGGTGATGCTGATCAAGATCACGCACGCCACCCTGCCGGCGCCGGTCTACCTGTCCAGCGATCCGACGATGATGTTCGCCATGGACCCGCTTCGCTACGGCACGCGCCACCAGGGGCAGGACTACGACTTCGTCATCATGGGCGCGATCATGCCCGACGATGAGAAGGACACGCCGCCGAAGACCACCCTGGCCTTTGAGAACGTGGCGCCCGACATGGCGGCGCCGCTGCGGGTGATCTCGTCGCCGGCCCGGATCGACCTGACGGTGGTCATGGCCCTGTCACCGGACGTCGTCGAGGCCCGCTACACCAACCTGCGCGGCGTGAAGGCGTCCTACGATGCCGACGCCGTGTCGCTCGACATCTCGCGCGAACCCTACACCTCCGAACCCTGGCCGTCCGGCCGGTTCTCGCCGGCCCGGTTCCCGGGGCTGTTCCCTTAAACTGCAGGCGCGATGATCTCTTGGATCAGATCGCCAGAGTAAAACATAATCTCGTTTTCTACGGTCTCTCTAAATCCGATCAGGATGCCATCGTGGTAAACTGCATCATAATAATCCGGCCAGCCGAACCGCATTAATTCAGTTGCCTTGCCATCTTTGTAGCTGACAGAGACAATTCCTGGCTCATCCCATCATTCGGGCTTGGCCCACCAATACTTAGTTTTTTCGCTCATCACATCACCGGGGCGCTGCATGCACTGGAGTGTACCATACATCGGCCTGCCCTGGCAGGTCGGCGGTCTCACGCGCGACGGTATCGCTTGCTGGGGTCTCGCGCGTCTCGTCTATGCCGAGCAACTTGGCATCGAAGTGCCGGATTACGCCGCGTCTGTGTCGTCCCTGAAGGAGCGGGCCGAGGTTGCCTCGGTGTTCGCAGAAGGCACGTCCGCTGCCGGCCCATGGACTGAGGTCTCGGCCGGCGAAGCTTCCGAGTTCGACATCGTCACCTTCCAGCGAGCCGGCATGACCTATCACGCTGGCATCGTCGTGGCGCTCGGCCGGATGCTGCATATCAGCGGCAAGGACGAGGACAGCTGCCTCGTCGACTACACGACCGGCCGGTGGGCTCCGCGCCTTGCCGGGGTCTACCGGCACAAGGCCCGGATCCTCGACACGGTCATGCAGGCCGCCTGATGAACGCGCCGGTCCGCGTTCTCGCACAGCCGCACCTCCTCGACGCGACCCGCGACCGGGTCGAGTTCACGGTCGCGCCTGGCCAGAGCATCGCCCAGATGGTTGCTGAGGCGATGCCGTCGGGGCGGCGGCTGGGCGGCGCGTACTTCCGGGTCACCCTTAACGGCCACCCGATCGCGGACGCCCTCTGGCACGCGGTGAAGCCGAAGCCGGGCACGCAGGTGCTGATCCGCGTCGTTCCTCAGGGCGACATTCTGCGGAACGTGCTCACCATCGCCCTCACCGTCGCGGCCGTGGCTGCCGGCCAATTCTACGGCCCCATGCTGGCGGGCGAGCTGCTGTTCGGCGGGCTCGGCGGCGTCGGCACCGGATCGCTGGGAACGGTGCTGTCCGGTGCCATCACCGCGACGACGCTGCTCGCCGGCACGCTCCTGATCAACGCGCTGATCCCGATCCGCAGCGACAAGAAGGACACGGCCGCCTACGGCATCCAGGGCCTGCGCAACCAGGCGCAGCCCGACGGAGTCGTCCCCGGTATCCTCGGCTTTATCCGTTCGACGCCGCCCTACGGGATGCTGCCCTATACGGAATCGGTCGGCGATGACCGTTTCGTCACCGCGCTCTTCATCCACGGCTACGGCCCGATCGCCCTGCGCAACCACCGCATCGGCGAGACGCCGCTCGAGAAGTACCAGGAGGTCACGGCCGAGCACCGCGAGGGACGGGCCAGCGACGCGGCGCTGACGCTGACCCCTCGTCAGGTGGTCGAGCGCGGCCTGACGATCGAGCTGCTCAGCGGCGGCCCCGGCGCCGGCCCGCAGACCCGCTACACGAAGGCGGACATCTCCTCGTTCTCGATCGACATCGGTTTCCCGGGCGGGCTCGGCGGCGTCGATAAGGATGGCAAGAAGGTCGGCGTCGAGGCCACCTTCACGCTGCGCTACCGCAAGGTCGGCACCGAGACGTGGACCGTCCGGCAGATCTCGGTCTACGCCAAGCTCTCCGGCAAGCCGTTCACACGCACGTTTCCCTATGAGGTGACCGACCGCGGCCTGTACGAGGTCGAGATCACCCGCACCAGCGCCGACTTCGACCGTCCGGACCAGGATCTGTCGAAGAAGGGGATCCAGCGGACCGGCCGCTCGCAATGGTCGGCCCTGCGCTCGTTCCGACCCGAGTACCCGCTGAACTTCGATACTCCCCTGGCGGTGACGGCCATCCGCATCCGCGCGACGGGGCAGCTGAACGGGACGCTCGACGAATACAACTGCGACGCCTTTTGCATCTGCCCGGATTGGGACGCAGGGTCGAAGACCTGGATCGAGCGCGAGACGCAGCGGCCGGCATCGCTGTTTCGGCACGTCCTCACGGGACCGGCCTGCGCCTATCCGCTGACCGTCGACGAGGTCGACGCGCTGGGCGATTGGCACGACTACTGTGTCCTGCATAACCTGACCTACAATCGGATCCACGACTACGAGGCGTCCGTCCTCGACGTGCTTTCCGACATCGCCGCCGCCGGCCGAGCGAGCCCGCACGACAAGGGGGACCGCTGGGGAGTCGTCATCGACCGCGCCCTCGATACGGTCGCTGCGCACATCACCCCGCGCAACTCGTGGGGCTTCAAGGGCGAGCGGGCCTACCTGACCTTTCCGGACGCGTTCCGCGTCAGCTTCCTCGATGAGACCAACAGCTTCACCAAGGCCGACCGGATCGTGCCCTGGCCGGGCTTCGTCGGCCAGCCGAAGGTCATCGAGAAGCTCGAACTGCCCGGCATCACCAACCCGGCCCAGGTCTGGAAGGAGGCCAGGAAGCGCCAGTACGAGATCATGCTCCGGCTCGACACCTTCACGGTCAATCAGGACTTCGAGAGCCTGGTGCCGACCCGGGGCGACCGTGTCGAGCTCTCGCACGACGTTCTCGACCGCGATCAGATCTCCGCCCGCATCATCCTCAAGCCAGAGAGCCTGTCGGCCATCATCGTCGACGAGATGCTGACGATGGAGGCGGGGCAGAGCTATGCGGCGCGCGTCCGCTATGCCGACGGCACCTCGAACGTCTTCCCGGTCCGAACCGTGGCCGGCACCTCGAACGTCCTTATCCTCGACGGGCCCGGCCAGCTGCCGGACATGGACAACCTCGTCATGTTCGGGAAGGCCACCCGGATCTCCCAGGCATGCACCGTAAAGGGCATCCAGCCGCAGAAGGATTTCACCGCGGCGCTTACCCTGATCCCGCACGCGCCGGAGATCGAGACGCTGGTTGCCAACGACGTGCCGCCGGCCTGGAGCGGCCGCGCCGGCGCCGTAGTGGATCAGCCGGTCAGCATCCCCGTCGCGCCGATCATCGTCAGCGTCGATTCCGGCACGTCCGCTTCCAGCCTCGCGACGACCGAAAACCCCTATCCGGTGGTGGTCAACCTTCGCCCGAACCCGTCCGGCACGACGCCGCTCGCGACCTTCCAGGTGCTCAGCCGCAAAGTCGGCACCACCACGTGGCTCACCAGTTCGGCCCTGGCCGGCGCAGGCAGCGTTCTCCTCGCCGGGTACGCGAAGGGCGACGTGATCGAGTATCAGGCCCGCGGCGTCTCCACGCGCGGCACAGCCGGCGATTTGACGGGCCTCGCCACCCACACCGTCGGCGCCACCGACGCGCCGTCCCCGACCGGCCTCGTCGCCGCGATCGAGCGCGCTGCGGTAAACGGCGGGACCACCATCGCCTTCCTGCGGCTGACCTGCTCGGCCCCGGCGCGGGACGACCTGTCCCTTATCGGGCGCTACCGCCCGGTCGGCTCGACCACCTGGATCGCGATCTTGCTCAACACGTCCAGCCGGACGTCCATCGCGTCGGGCACGCTGGCGGACAGCACGGACTACGAGGTCCAGGGCGCACTCTCGACTGATGCCGGTAGCGACATCAGCCCCTTCATCGCGGCCTCCGGCTCGCCGATCCGCGCAACTGCGGACGCAACGACGCCGAACGCGCCGAGTTACACCTCGGCAACGCTCAGCGGGACCACCGTCAGCCACGCGATCAAGCAGTCCGGCGGCAACGCTCGCACCGTTCAGCTCTTCCGTGCCAACGGCTTCGGAAAGGCGTTCGCCGACTCTGCGCTCAGCACCAGCAAGCCGGTCGATCCGAACCAGACCGACACCCTCACGGACACGATCGATGTCGGCTTCTACCAATGGTGGGTGACGACGCAGAACGGCTCGGGCGTGTCGAGCGCTGCAGCAGGCCCGATGAGCATCCTGAAGATGCTTCAGACCGGCTACACGTCCGTTGCCCCCTATGACCTTACGAACGCGGCTTGGGTAAAAACGCGCCTCGGCACGCCGACGGCCTCGGGCAACGGCCCAGACGGAAACGCCGCCTACTTCCTGCCGGAGACGACGGCGAACAACGGGCATTTCGTCCAGCAGATCATCTCGATTACCTCCGGCCAGCGTATTCGCGCTGCCTGGGGCGTGAAGGCAAACGGACGGACCCGCGGTCGACTTAGAGCGCCTAACAGAACCGTTTGATCTGGTTGAGGGTGATGAGGCTGGCCGCGAGGCTCGTGAAGGCCTCGTAGATGTCGCTGCGTCGCTCGTAGCGGACGGGCAATCGACGGAATCGGTTGAACCA